ACCCCTCAGACGGGTCAGAAGCGGTCGAGACAGGGAAGCGCGTGCCACTATGTGGCGCTGCTGCATGCCTTGTCAAAGGAAAACAACCTAAGATTAAACCGGTTAGGACAATATCTAATGTCAAGGTTGTTAATGGCACTATAGACGGCAAATTAAAGGAATTAAAGATTTCTGCCGATAAAGTGACGAAGGATGATAATGACTTAATGTTGAGCAAGATCTTAGCTACAACAGCGCGCTTGAAGTCGGAACAGGTAGATTGCCTTACTGACTCAGCGACGGCCAAAGTTTTATCAATTTCAAAGCCAAAATGCGACACGCAAGTGCAGAAGATAAACACTGCCATGCTTAACTTTGAAATAAAATCCAAGGGAGGATTTTTCCATGATGTCATTGATACTTTTCAATACGTTGATCATGCAGCAACCGATGCTGATGATTTGCGTTATATTGGGGAACAGGCTTCGCCTATGCAGTACAGATCAATCGTTACTGTGCTCATGCGACAAACCACTAGATGGGTAAATCGCATTGGAGCTTTTGAGCGAAAGGAAAGGATGTTCCTCATCAATTATGAAATGTTAGTTCAGCTTTTAGCGCCAGGAAACACATGTCTGCTGAACTCTAAACAAGTGGTTGCGAACAAGATTTCATACACTGCCAAAAATCTTGTTGGTCTCAACAAGGACCGTTATGACCCTCAAACCACTATAAACACCCAGCACCTTGCTTTACTTAAAGTCACTCAGATGCATGCTGATGTAGATCAGTCGGATTTTCAGCACGCCCAAGCAACGTCATATGCAGTTACGGATATCGGGTCGAAGAGGTCCAGCAGTATCTTAAACCCAACGACGATTTCACTGCTAACATTCGCGTTTCTAAGTTGGATGATCACCAGTCTACTGATCGTAGGCCAGTGCGCGTTGGCTTGGGCTTCGTCTATCCAGCAGCAGCTTACCCGGTTGCCGATCAAAGATCCACGCTTTCACTCCTTGGGGGAGTTATCAAGCGATTATGCAAGGCGCCTCCGCCGAAGAATCAAGAAATGTTTAGGGCGTTATGTGAATACAGCATGGGCTACATCAAAGCGCGTTTTAATCCCGTACCTGTTGACTATGATATATCTTATCAAACTTGGCTGGAATCAACTAACTATCCACAGGCTCGTAAAGAGGAGTTGCGAAAGTTACACGACGATAGTCAACAGAGTGTCAAGCCATTCTCTCACGCCAAGTGTTTCCAAAAGGACGAGGCTTATTCTGGATACAAATTTCCTCGTGGTATTTACTCTCGTTCTGATTGGGTCAAGAATGAATTTGGGCCTTTCTTCTCTGCTATTGAGTCTAGCATATTCCGTGATCCCCATTATATTAAACATGTGGCTACCGCTGATAGGGCACGTTTTATTCGTCGGCGTCTCTGTAATAAAGGCAGCAAAGTTATTGCTACTGATTACACGGCTTTTGAATCACATTTTGTAGCCGATGTTTTCCGCGAGATAGAGGTACCCATTTACAAATACATGACGCAGCATCTCGAAGGTTCTGCACGGTTCCATGCGTTACTTGATAAGTTATCAGAAAGGAACAAGTGCAAATTTTTCAATAAATTCAATGTCGATATTGATGCTACTCGTCTGTCCGGGGAAAGGAATACCTCTGTAGGGAATGGACTTGTAAATTTACTCATGTTTGAATTTTTGGCGGATTCTAAGGGTTGGAAAAATTTTGATTGCGTTGTGGAAGGAGACGATCTCGTTGGAGTGTTTGATGGTGATTATACTACTGAGGAAGATTATGCCAGTTTAGGGTTCACCATTAAGATTGAAAAACCAGAGAGAGTTGAGGAAGCTGCATTTTGTCAGCTTATTTTTGACGAAGATGACAGGGTCTTGTGCGACCCTATTAAGATACTATTAAAGATGCCTTGGATAAGCGGGAGATATTCGCATAGCAGTGAAAAATTGAAGAAAAGACTTCTTAGAGGTAAAGCTATGTGTACACTTTCTGATTTTCCAGCGTGTCCAGTTGTAAGTGCCTATTGTCGGATGTTATTAAGACACACAGGAGAGCATTACACTTTGAATTCTGCTTTGAACCCGTATGAAAAACGAATAGCCAAGAATTCCATAAAGAACTTTGAGGATGGTAATGTCCAAATTACGCAGTCTTCTAGGTTTTTAATGGAGAAGGTTTACAAAGTTACGGTTGATCACCAGATATTCTTAGAAAAGTATTTTGATTCGACTTCCAATTATGCAGATATACTGCAAATTCCATTATTGGACATCTATGTCAGCAAGCAGCAACAACATTATGCCCAGGTTTATGTTCATTGCACAAATGAAACCCTCACAAGAGCTGTGATGGGTGTAGATTTAGAAACGGTTGTACTCACCTACAGCCAAGATGGTCGAGAGCACGATGTTCGACTATTTCTACCATAGCCTGGGGGTCATAATAGACTCAACAGATTAACGCAGACTATTATACAATGCCTAACAACAGGCGCAAGCAATCAAAATCCACCGCAGTGGTGGTTTACAACGGCAAAGCGAGTCGATCCGGCCAAAACAGGAATCGACAACGGCGAGTACCAAAACGCAATATGAGACCTAGACTATTACCAGGATTATTCCGTTCAATAGGGTCAGGAGTCGGAGGTAGATTAGGAGGTCCATTAGGATCTAGAATCGGTGGAAGAGCAGGTGATATGATCGCTAGCATTACCGGTTTTGGAGCTTACAAGGTCAACGGAAATTCTATCTCAGAGGGAACGGTACCAACGTTTCTTCAATCCGGAAATGGTGTCGAAATCTCACATCGAGAATATCTCATGGACATCAACGGATCTACCGGCTTCGTGCTAGGATCTTATCCAATTAACCCAGCTTTATCAACTTCATTCCCTTGGTTGTCATCTTTGGCAGTCAATTTTGAGCAATATGAGTTTCGTGGTTTAGTATATGAATTTAGGCCTTCTTCAGGGTCAGCAATTTCTTCAACTTCGAGTGCTTTAGGTGTGGTGGTTTTCGCCACTGATTACAATGTTTTGGGACCAACGTTCCCGAACAAACAAAGCATGGAGTCATATGAATTTTCAAGTTCATGTGTACCTTTCAATTCCATGATTCACCCAGTCGAGTGTGCGCCTAGGTCCAATGCAATCAACAATTACTTCACAAGAGACTCTGCCGTTCCTGCGGGAAGTGATGCACGTCTCTATGATGTAGGTTTGTTTCAGTATGCGACCCAAGGTATGCAATCAGTTTACACTGTGGGTGAGTTGTGGGTATCATACCATATCATGCTTAAGAAACCAAGGATAACTCCAACTGTATCAGCTTATTATGCACATATCACTTCATCCCCTGTGTCAACTGCAGCCACTGGAAGTACTTTGGGAACAGCCGGAGGTGTGCTTACTTCAAATAGCAACCTTCAGGGTGTTACACCTTACGTGGTCAATCCAACAAATTCATTCCTTCTAAGTTCAATCGGAAATTATCTTGTTGTAGCCAATCTTAAAGCGCCAAGTGGTGATGCAACCAGTTCGCCTTCATTTACTTTTGGCACAAATATAGTCGTTATACCTTTGATGAATAGTAATACAGAATCAATCAATTATGGAATATATTCACCAGCAGCGAGAGGATTGTGTGAAATTACAGTGTCAGTCACAGCGGCTGGCTCAACTGGAGCAAACGCTATGACTCTTGTAGCTTCAGGATATTCTCTCGGTTTCACTGACATTCATGTCACTCAGTTACCAGCTTTAGTTAATTAATATTACCGCCGTTTTACTCACGGATGTACATTCCAGAGTGTGGGATGCAATTACAATACACTCACCTCGACCAACCAGGACGGTGGCGGGAAGATGTGGGAGACACCCCTCATAGAAATAAATCCAAGCATTAGGAAAACAACCTAAGTCTTGTAAAACGGAAATCAAAAATTCGAGAATTAGGAGCAAACCTAAGTCTCGTTAAACTTTAATCAAAAACCTCATCCAG